TTTTAAATTCATTTGAAATTACATTCTACCATAATCTCAGTGAGACATGCAAGCATATTTATCTCTTGGTCTGCGACGAATGCGATTTGGTACTGGTACTTCGCAATAACAAGAACGGCAGCAGGAATAGAGCTAGGGACAAGGGATTCGTAAAGACTATCGTAGATACGACGCAATAATACACTAGGATCATTGTCCAAGTTATTGACACACCATTTACGTACTTCTGGAAAGTTCTTTTCTTTGAGGTTTTTAAGGAGATCATTTACCTTAACATCACTAAAATGGGCAAGTATACCACTATCTATTTTACCACCAACTGAATATCGTTGACACTCATTTAAAACTCTTCTCCAGTCAGGAAAGTGTTTGTTGCTTCTATTCTTTCTTGTTCCAGAATTGAGTTAAGACGTTTGAAAAAGCATGTTGCGATGTCTGCTTTTTGCTTTCCTTTGATTCCGAATTCGATAACAGCACATCGACTGTGGAGGGGCTCGATAATCTTATTCTTGTAGTTACAAGTGAAGATAAATCTGCAATTTCTGGAGAACTCCTCAATACTCGCTCTAAGAAGGAGTTGTACGTCGGGAGTGGTATTGTCTGCTTCGTCGATGATGATGACTTTATGCTTTGACTCGCTGCTAAGAGATACTGTAGACGCAAAGTTCTTGGCACTATTCCGAACTGTATCAAGAAACCTTCCTTCATCCGATCCATTAATGACATAGACATCTACTCCTAATTGTTTACATAAGGCCTTTGCTACTGTAGTCTTTCCGCATCCTGCAGGCCCAGCAAGAAGCATATTTGGTATCTCACCTTTATTTAGAAATTCTAAGAATGTTTTCTTAGTTTGTTCTGGCAAAATACAATCTTCAATAGTTTGGGGTCGGTACTTTTCAACCCAGAGAAATTCATCACGCATAATTAAAATTCACAACGATTCTTCTTAATTCATCAGTGCAACTTACAGCTCTATGACTAAGAGGAGTATCAAAAGATAAGTATCTATTAGCGACACTCTTTACTCTAACACCATTTTCCAATTCTGTATACCCATTATTAGTATTAATATAAAGAATTCCAGTCTTTGATCCTAATTCATCACTATGATATGCAGAAGGAACTGGTTTAGAAGTTTGAAAAGTCATATTAGCTTTTATCCTCTCCATAGAAGAAACTTTAATTTTTTCCATCATCGGTTTCCATATTCTACAATATTCACTATTAACTCCAATCTTTGGTTGATAAAAAACATGAGCCATGTGATATTGACCATCATCATGAGAAACACATCCTACAGCATAATACCAAAAAAATTCATGACTCATCAATAAAGATTGAATGGACATGAATTCTTTTTCTGGTAAGAAATTATCAATTATTTCAATCACAACCAATCTGGTTTTCTGGATGGGTCACGTAGATAATTAGATGCAGCCCAAGGTTTGCTCCTAATGTAATTTTTGTAAGCAGTAATAGTGTCAATGCTTGTGTCATATTTAAACTCATCAGGCATCGCACGAGTAAAGGACTCCACCATACAATAACATGTAATTACTTCTCCTGCAAATTTATGGAATGTTTTCTTTGCTTCAAATAATGCATCAGCACATCCATGAACTTTATCATAACGATGCGAATACTCATCAGATAATGCACATCCATGCTGTATCAACCATGCTGTATTGAATATACTAGCAGCAGCCCATTGAGTGCAAGGATGGTTTCTGAATGCACCCTTAGAGGTCTTGTAAGCAGTGCCATCTTTCTTTTTAACTAAATCATCACCCCAGTCATAATACCAATGTGAGAAGACAATAGAGAGCATCTGACATGTCTCTAATGGCATCTTAACCACATGCTTATCAGGCAATACTTTTGCTGATATATGTGGATCTGGATGAGTAACGAAGATGTTCATAACTCCAAATAATTAAAATTGATAACAACTCTACTATCAGTATCTGTTTGAGTTACTGAAGCATGTTCTAAATCATGATCAAAAGTAACCATTCTATTGGCTACACTATCTACTTTAGCACCATTTTTAAATATTGTGTACCCATTGTTAGAATTTACATAATAAATGGCCGTCTTTAATTTTCCAAAATTTGACTGCTCTGTTACAGGATTTTCAAAATCAGTATGATAATCAGACTGTCTATGTTGATGTGTTTTAGTTAATAAATTTGCTTTAATTCTGATTAAATGTTTTATTGGCAATTTTTCTATCAAAGGATCCATTAACTCCCCCACTGTTATATCCTCATTCAACGGTGTTTTTATTACACGATAAGGACTAAGATATTTCTTTCCCAATAGGTCAGTTGGTTTACTAGGAAGATAAATGATATGGATCATTTGATATAATCCATCCTCCCTCGTAGTTATACCTTTACTATAAAACCAAGGGAAAATTCCTCCCATCATATGCGAATATATTTTTTCAGCTTCATCCTTTGATAAAAAATTATCAATTATTTCCATTTAAGTTTTTGTAGTATTACTACGTGTTCTATTAATTATACTAATAAATTTATCTCCTGCAAAGGTTCCTCCCAAACATACATCAATCTCGTCACCATCCTTCCAGTTAGTTTCACCATTCATCTTGGTATGAGTCATTGCTAATTGAATCTTCTCAATAACCTCTTGAGTTAATCTCATAACAAACTCCAAGATATAAAAGTTCTTCTCCCTTCTGATTGAGAAACTGGAGTTTGATGAATAAAAGTAGAAGGGAATATTAATATTTGTCCTTCGCTTCCTTTAGGTTCTATTAAATCTTCCTGTTTAACTGGATCTCTTAAATAAGTTGGAGTAACATCCTTAGGCAACTCCAAATAATATATAAAATTATACCAAGTCTTAGGGTGCCTATGCCATTCACCACCCTCTTTTTTATGATATTGTTTATAAGAAATAGGGCTAAAACGTGGAGAATCCTCCTCAGTATCATTTAATTGTTTAGTAAATCCATCTAATAATTTTACTAGACTAGCTTTTAAAATATTAGAATACTCGTTCCCTTCAGGATCGCTCTCTATTGCTGCAATAACTTGATCCTTAACGAATGAGTGTTCTATAAAATCAATAAGAAAAATAGGTACATTAGTTCCTTCAACACTAATTGCATTTTTAGTCATTAACTTGCCCTCCATTGTACGTACCAAATAAAAAATAACCCAGATAGGATTGTAAAAGTGATTGGGAAAAATGGTATTACTGTCATTGCATGGATTACCTGAACAATAACAATACCGTAGAAAAGCCACATAATCCACATTCCAAATTTATTATGGAATGAACCACGCTTGTAGTGATGGCATCCAGTTGGGCCACGATCCCAACCCTCTACCATATATTCACTTGTAGGAATTTCTTCCTTCATAATACAGGATACTCCTCGTTTCTTACAAATTGAGTTTTCTTAGTCTTAAAGTCTTCCATCAATCTTTGAACTTGTTTTCTATCAAGTCCAGCAAGGTTTTGACAGTTCTCTAAGCAACGATAGATACATTCTCTATCACTTATGGGTGGAGATATTTCCCACCCATCCTTGTCATAGTATTTCTTACCCTTAGTAACTTGTGCCTCAACGTAAGCAGCATCAAACTTATCTTCTGGATTAGTATAACTATGTTTCTTACTCATTATCCAAAAGTAGAATCTGGTTCTAATGCTATGTAGTAAGTTAAATCTTGGTTCTTACTCGTAAAACGTGAAAGAAGTTTTGATGATACAGAAACATCATAAGTACCAGGTAGAATTTTAATATTCTCTACCTTAAAATTAAATGAGAATACTTTATCAGTCTCACCAACAGTTACTGAAAAATCATTTGATGTATCATTCTTTTTATCACGAACAAGAATCTTAACGACACCATTTGCACCAACCACAGCTAAATCAGGAAGTTGATAGATTGCTGCTGCTTTAAGTAACTTATCTAATTGATCTGTACTTAACTCAAAAGATACATCTTCACTTGGAAGATCAATTGCTTTATCTGGAGGAGTAATAATTACATTAGGATCAGCAAAGAAATACTTTGATCTCATCCTTCCTTCTTTGATCACAACATGACCCTCATTAACAAAGTCAAGTTCGGGACTTTGATGTAAAGAGAGTCCGTTAAGAAACTGATTTAAATCATAGATACCAAAATCTTTGGGTATCTCTTCAGTCACAGTTGCTTCTGCAAGAATATTCTTCATCACACTAATCGTGCGAAGTTTACTACCCTGCTTAAAAAGAATAGACTGATTAATAGTTGAAAAGTTTTTAAGAACAGAAAGAGTTTTATCAGAAAGTTTCATAGCCACGGGTCGTAGTTTCATTTAATTGCCCACTGAAGTGATAAAGTAGGAGTGAATAGTGTAGTGCTTTTAGTATATCACGTTTTGCTTGTCCCTTCTTATCATAACGACTTAGATACTTAATAGCATTAGATCTACAGAATGATTCTGCATCACCAACAGATTCGATAAGATCAAGTGTCTGGACATTATTATTGTCAGAAGTATAGTGTCCACCATAAGTGGTAGAAATATAATCCTGAAGAGCTTTGATGGACTCATCTTCTTTATATTTTCTAATTGAAGGATCTTTTATTGAAGGCGTTGGTGTATCGGCACATACAAGATCATCTAAATTAGTAGAGATACATACTGGTTCCTCATATGGAGCAACTGTAAAATCAATACCACTCAAATCATAATCAACAGTATCAAAAGCAGATGTATCGATAGTAATATTCTCAAGAGGGGGTACATCAATATTGAAAGTAGTATCAGAAGCTGTAGATAATCCTACAGTAATGTGATCGGTAGAACAAGGACTCATTTCATCATCTCCATAAATTTCATCGTAAAGTAAACTCCATGCATTAATCATAGCAGAACAAGAAGTCGTTTACAAGACGGTCTGCTTTATCTGCACCAAACTTACCAGCAAGAAATCCTCCTACTGGATCGAGTTTGGTCATGTAAGCATCAAAGTCTTTGTAAACACTGGTGTCATTTCCAGACGGTTTTTCTAATTC